AATATTATTTTAAAAAACAATTTAAAATATCCTGGTAATAATGGATTAGGTGCTTTTGGCTGTGATTCATATGATATTTCAGGAACTGTTGGTGGAGGCGGATCAAATGGCGCATTGCATGGGTTAACTACTTTTTCAATGGTATCTGATGTACCTAACACTAGATTTTTCTTAGAGTATATTGCAAGACCTCAAACGGCAGAAATATTTTTTGAAGATGTATTAATGGCTTGTGTTTTTTATGGAATGCCGATTTTAGCAGAAAATAATAAGCCACGATTATTATATCATTTAAAAAGACGCGGGTATAGAAATTATTCAATGAACCGCCCCGATAAGCTAATTGGTAATTTATCAAAAACAGAAAAAGAGCTAGGGGGTATACCTAATACTTCGGAAGATATTAAACAAGCTCATGCTTCGGCAATTGAATCCTATATAGAAGAGTATGTAGGTAGAATGGAAGAAAATCATGGAGATATGTATTTTCAAAGAACCTTAGAAGATTGGGCAAGATTTGACATATCAAGAAGAACGTCCCATGATGCCTCTATTAGTAGCGGTTTAGCTATAATGGCATGCAGAAAGCATATGTATCGCCCAACACCTGAAAAAATAATTAAAAAGATTGATTTTAAATTTTCTAAATATAGAAATAAAGGATCAAGAAGTGAGTTAATAAAATAAATATGGCAAAAGTAGAAGCTCAAAATTACACATTTCCTAACCAAGCAGTATCAGATGCTGTGAAAAAAACCAAAGAATATGGTTTATCTGTTGGTAGAGCTATTGAACAAGAATGGTTTAATAAAGACAACAATGGTGTTGGAAAATTTTTTAACTCTCGAGAAGAGTGTCATAGACTAAGACTGTACGCAAGGGGAGAACAATCTATTAGAAAATATAAAGATGAATTTGCAATAAATGGTGATTTATCATATTTAAATTTAGATTGGAAACCTGTACCTATTGTACCTAAATTTATAGATATTGTAGTAAACGGTATGCAAGATAGAACGTTCTCTATCAAAGCAATAGGCCAAGATCAAATATCAACAGGCAAGCGTACAAAATTTGTAAATGATGTACAGCAAGATTTAAATACAGCAAAGCTATTATTAAATATTGAAAAAGAATTACAGGTTTCTGCTAGAAATTTTGATACTACAGAATTGCCCGCTAATACTGAAGAGCTGGAACTATACATGCAATTAAACTACAAGCAAGGTATTGAACTAGCTGAAGAACAAGCTATTGAAAATATATTTAAAATCAACGACTACGAGGCAACTAAAAGAAGAATTGATTATGATATAGCTACTATAGGTATTGGCTGCGCAAAGCATAGTTTTAATAATACAGATGGTGTTGTTGTTGAATATGTAGATCCTGCTAATCTTGTTTGGTCTTACACTGAAGATCCTAATTTTTCTGATTGTTATTATTTTGGGGAAGTTAAAAATATAAATGTTAATGAACTTAAAAAAAGATTTCCAGATTTAAGTAATGAAACAATTGAGGAACTTACAAAAAAAGGTTCTAACTGGAATATATACAATACATACAATCCTCAAAATTATTACGGTAATGATTCTTTAATGTATAATAATACAGTTACGGTATTAAACTTTAACTGGAAAACATGGGAACACGACGTTTATAAAATAAAGGAAGTACCTTCAGGCGGCAAAAAAGCTATTGAAAAAGATGATAGTTTTGATCCTCCAAAAGAGCAGTCAATGCGATTTGAAAAAGTAAAGCAAACTAGAGAAGTTGTATATGAAGGGGTAATGATATTAGGAACTTCTGAATTACTTAAATGGGAAAAAGCATCTAATATGGTTAGGCCAACTGCTAACCTTAATAAAGTAATGATGAATTATGTTGCTTCTGCTCCTAGAATGTATAAAGGAAATATAAATTCTTTAGTTGCTAAAATGACTCCTTATGCAGATTTAATTCAATTAACACATTTAAAACTGCAACAAGCTATTCAAAGAATGACCCCTTCGGGTGTATATCTAGATGCTGATGGATTAGCCGAAATTGATTTAGGTAATGGTAATAATTATAATCCTCAAGAAGCATTAAATATGTATTTTCAAACGGGTTCGGTTATTGGAAGATCTTTAACTGTTGAAGGAGATCAAAATTTAGGTAAAGTGCCTATTACCGAATTGCCAGGTAGCGGCGGTCAACAAATACAAGTTTTAGTTGGTGCATATAATCAATATCTGCAAATGCTACGTGATGTAACAGGATTAAATGAAGCTAGGGATGGTTCTGACCCTGATCCTAATGCTTTGGTTGGAGTTCAAAAATTAGCAGCAGCCAATAGTAATGTTGCAACTAGACATATACTATATAGTAGTTTATATATTACTACACACTTAGCTGAAGCTATATCTTTAAGATTTAAAGATGTATTAGAATTTCATCCTACAAAAGAGTCATTTATTGATTCTTTAGGCCAGTTTTCAGTAGCTTCATTGCAAGAAGTTCAAAACCTTAGTTTGCATGATTTCGGTATATTTTTAGAATTAGAACCAGACGCCGATGAAAAAGCTATTTTAGAAAGTAATATTCAAATGGCGTTGTCAAATGGAAATATATTTTNAGAAGACGCTATTGACGTTAGAGAAGTAAAAAATATAAAACTAGCAAATCAGTTATTAAAATTTAGAAGAATAGCTAAACAACAAGCTGACCAGGCTCAAGCTCAAGCCGCTAGCGCTGCACAAGCCAAAGCTCAAGGTGAAGCGCAAATAGCTATGGAGGCAGCAAAAGCTGATGCGGAACAAATAAAAACAACTTCAAAAATACAATTATCCACTGCAGAAAACGAAATGGATATTAAAAAAATGGAGTTAGAAACAAGAGCAAAAAAAGAACTCATGCAATATGAGTTTAATTTAAATGTTCAATTAAAAGAATTAGAATTAAAGTCAAGAATGGAACTTGCTCAAACAAATAATTCTTCTATGCTACAGCGTGAAGAAATACGGGAAACTGCGAAGGTGCCATCGGGTAAAATATCTGGTGCTCCAAATACAGATAACCCTGTAAAAGATTTTGAATCTAAAGGTAACGATACTTTAGGTGGGTTCGACATGGGCCGATTTGAAGCATCATAATGTTAAACAATTATTATATTTTATATTATTATGGAAAACGAAGTGCAAGAAAATGTAGAAGTAAAANCNGTAGAGGNGACTCCTGCTGAAACTCTACCTCAAAACAAAGAAGCTGCTGTGCTTGAAAAAGCTATTGAAGTAGGAGATGTAAAACCAGAATACGGTTTACAAGACGATGGGGTTTACAAAATAAATGTAGACAAGCCCCCAGCGCCTAAACAAGAAACTAAAGAAGAACCTCAAAAAGAAGAACAAAATGCCGTTCAAGAATCAGAGCCAAAGGAAAGCGTGCTACGCGATGAACGACCCGAAGTGGGATTGCAAGAAGTGGGACCAGAAGTACGGGACGAACCCAATCAAGAAAATATTACAGAAAAGGAGCAAGAGCCTGTAAGTAAAGAAGTATCGGAATCACCTTTAGAATTAATTAGTGATGAAGATAATAATGAACCTGCTAAACCAACACCGGCTGTTGAAGAACCTGCTGCTGTTGCTGAACCCACAAATATATTACAGGAAGAAAAGAAACAAGAACTTCCTGAAGGGGTAAGTAAACTTATGAAATTTATAGAAGATACAGGCGGAACTGTTGAAGACTATGCAAAGCTAAATAGAGATTATTCTAAAATGGATAATCTAGCTTTACTGCGTGAATATTACGAGTTTACAAAACCACATTTAGACAAAGGAGATATTGATTTTTTAATGGATAAAAACTTTGCCTATGATAAAGAATTGGACGATCCGTCCGATATAAAAGCTAAGCAATTAGCTTTTAAAGAAGAGTTATATAATGCTCAAAATGCATTGAATGATGCTAAAGAAAAATATTATTCTGATCTTAAGTTAAGAAAAAAGAATGATATTCCTAAAGAGTATCAAGAAGCATTAGCGTATTATAATAAGACTCAGCAATTACTCAAAGAAGAAGCTCAAGTAGCGGATAATTTTTTAGAGCAAACGAAAAATGTTTTTAACAATGATTTCAAAGGTTTTGATTTTAAGGTTGGAGAAAGCAAATATCGTGTTAAAGTAGAAAATACTAAAAAAGTCCAGGAGTTTCAATCAGATATTAATAACTTCTTAAATCAATTTGTAGATAATAAGGGGAATACTGATATGGGAAAATACCATAAAGCTTTATACACTGCGCAAAATGCAGATAAAATAGCAAATCATTTTTATGAGCAAGGCCGTGCCGACGCTATAAAAGAATCTGCTAAAAAAGCTAAAAATATAAATATGGACCCCCGATCAGATGCGTCTTCTGTTGTTACAAAATCTGGTGATAGAATAAGAGTTGTATCAGGTGATTCTTCTGATAAATTGCGAATTAAATGGAAATAACACTAATAACTTAAAATCAAAACATTATGGCTTTTACTAGTGGCGTACCTGCCGCTTTACAACCAACTCAGACTAAAACACTTTATTCTGGGAACTATATTGACTTTACAGCCACAGGCTTTAGTCAATGGACACAACAATTTTTACCCGACGTATACGAAAAAGAAGTTGAAAGATATGGAAACAGATCTATCGGTTCTTTCCTTCGTATGGTTTCTGCTGAGATGCCTTCCACTTCAGATCAAATTATCTGGACTGAGCAAGGAAGACTACATACTAGATATGCTAACGTAATACCAAGAGGTAATGCAGGTGTAATGCCTGCTGCTGGAGGTGGACAAGCTGCAATTGGCGCTGATGCTAATGCAGGTGGTGTACTTAACTTTGAAGTACCTACTGCACAACCTTCAAGTTTAGGAGTTAGCCCTGCTACACAGACACAACAAGTAAACTTTAAAATCGGCCAAACTGTAATGGTTCAGATTCAAACAACTGCTACTT